GTAGATGGATCAGACCAATCACGAATCCAATCACTATTTTCTTCGCACCACTTTGGCCATTCATGAACACTCAGAACTACTTCCTTTTGCTCACCAGTTTCTTTATTAATAATCGGATATGTTGCCATGTTATCAATTCAGTATAAAAATATTTAGATCCATTCCAGTGCTTCTGCTACTGTTGGAAATTGCTCTATAAAAACATTCTTACATGCTTCTGCAATGTCCATGTGTTCTTTTTGAGTTCCGTGAGCAGAACGCAAATCAATATAATGAATCCAAGAACGACAAGAACCACTCATATAAAGTCTTGTAGGAGTTGCTAAAGGAAGGACAAATCTTGCACATTCCTTTGCAATACCATCATCAAGCATTGTCTGATACAATGCCATTGCATCTCTAAAGTGATCTTGCATCAACATTTGATACTTCTGAACTTTAAATTCATCAATATCATCAATAGAATTCTGACGGTTTTTTGTATCTTGACGACGAAGTTCTGGTAGAGGAATATTTGTACTCAGTAGAGAACTATCAGCATATCTCTGAGAAAACTCCTGAAATGTAAAACTCCGGTGACGCAAGATTTGAGCCGCAAGTCCTCTTGTGGTCTCAATCTCAAGAGTCATGAATGACTGCTCAAAGACACTCCAGTGCTGATGTTTGACGCAATACTTAAGAAGACCAGCAACCTTTGGATTCTCTTGATTAGAAGGATTTGACACTCGTGCCACATATCCCATCATTTTTTCTGCATCAGGAGTGACACTGATCAATTTTACATTCATGCTCCAAATCCTTTTGAGTTCTTTTTATCTATATCAACAATTTGCTGTTTTACCGAACGCAATTGTGATTTCATTTCTTTGATACTTTCTTCACTATAGAGGTAATCTTTCTCTATCAGTCTTTCAAGTAATTTTACCAGTTCTTTTGCTTTTTTTGTTTCAGTCATTTTCCTCCTCAAAGACTTCATCATAATCTTCAATATATTCACTATATGGATTATAGTCTACCTTATCATCTCTATCAGAATTTACTTCTGCCTTTAGAGAATCTAAAAGGAGTTCTAAATTGCGAATAATCAAGTTAACTCTTTCTTTTTCCATATACCATATTACTACATCATCATTATAGCATAAAAAAGAGGGTCTTGCGACCCCCAGTAAAGTTAAGTGCGATAATCGTCAACTTTGTGATGCAAACTTTCGTTCGATTTTGATACCACGATACATGAGATTGTGGTTACGAGTTGCGGTTTGCTCTGCCAACACAGCAGCTTTGTATGCTTCTGGGTTGTACTTAACACCACGATAAGTGATAGTAGACATGATTTTACTCCTAAAGTAGTTGGATTTTTAAGTCCGTTCCTTTAGTCGTTTGCGTCCCATACACACTCAGGGACAGATTCCTTTACGGTCTCTACCAACTCAAGTTTGAAAGCATTAGAGATATTCTCGTTTACTCTCATCTTCAGCATAATAGCATCAGCTTGAGCACATGTGAGTGATGAATAGAATAATAGTTCTAGCATGGAATCAACGGAACCGTTGCGCGACTTACTTGCGTCAGAGTTTCCTCTGATGAACGATAGGTCTATTATAGACCCTATACTGTATTTAGTCAACACCTCCTTCGAATTTGTCAAAAATAACGGATCCTGTGATTTTATTCAATCCATCATCACCATAATTCTCAAGCATATATTCACACATTCTAGAAAAAATTCTAGGAGATTTGCTAGTGAATAATTTACCAATATCATATTTAATAGAACTCATAAAAAATTTAAGTTCTTCTCTATTCGTATATTTGTCGGAAAGTAGATTATGCCTTTTAAAAAGACGAAAGTATTTTTCTCTATCAATCTCTTTAATAAATCTTTTTGCAATAACCATTTTCCTTACAATTTTTTCAAGTTGTTCATAATCATCATGATACTCAGGCAAATCTAAAGACTCAAAATAAGATTTTTTGACTTTGAGTGTCGAATACAATAACCAAATTTCATCATCCACAAGAGAAATTTCATCATCTGATAATGCAGAAATACTTTCAGGATTTAAAAATAAAACATCATCAATACAAGACAAAAAAAGTTTTAATTTACAATCTTCTAAAGGCGAAATTCTTTTTGGTCTTTGAAGATCAGATAGAGTGAGAGGAATCATTTCAAGTGTCATGTCATTATGATTGACTACCCCCGTATTATACATGAAAAACCACCCCTATGAAGAGGTGGTGTGACAATTTTATAATCGACCCTACAGACCAAAAAATTGCCGGAATTTTTTTTACCGATATTTTGTAATTATTTCCGCTTTTTGGTTGGGGGTGGTGGTTCCAGTCCCCATAGTTTTGGGTTGCTTCTTCCCATACCAAAACCAATGCCCTTTAAATTCTCACGAAACTTATCCCAGTACATATTAAAGATACGAACTTCTTTCTGACTACGAGTCAAATCATATCTCGTTTCTCCATCAACCACATAAGTGATTATCATGGCATCATTAGGACAATCTTTAGTAGATACTTGTTCCCAAGTTCCATTCTCTATCAGTATATCGCATCCATATACGGATTTGGAATTTTCTTTTTCTGATGGTGTCCATGAGGTCATAGACTGTTCCTCTTCTGTTTTAGTAGGAGCATCTCCCAATTGATTTGCCATAATTATGAACGATTTCCCCAAGTAATATCTGGATATGCTTCACTTACAAGTTCTTTTGTAATCTTATATCTATCTGAAAGTTTTTTATCCTTACAAAGACAAACAATGTCTGCTTCTAATGGATGAAGTCCCTCAAGAATGTTAATGAACATCGTTTCACGACGAACACCACTCATAGCATCATTACCACCCTTAAGGAAGTGGTAGAAGTTCTTAAACTCTCTACGAATTGTGGTGTGTCCGTTCTTATCACTCGAACCCATAGAAAATGAATCCATTTCATGCATTCTGCGAACTTCTTCTGAGATTTTAGTACTCAGAGTTCCATTTGATGATGCCTGATCCTCAAATCCAGAATAAGGAACCTCTCCTTCAGGAAGCATAGAAATTATACTCTCATCAAAGTTCCAAATTAATGTTGCCTTCAAAGAAGCATGTTCATACATCTTGAGAACTTCAATCTTCTTTGCCTTGCTTCTTTGTTTGGAAACAAGATCTAAAACTTCAAAGACAAATGGATTTTTTGGAAGTTCCAGTGATACTGCCTTAGTCGTTGTCGTTTTCTTCTTCGTTGCTGTCGTCATAGTTTTCAAAATTAAATGCGATTACTTCATCTGGAATTAGATTTCCTTGCTCATCAAACATTTCAGGATGATATCTCGGTGCCTCTCTATAGTTCATCATATATTCTCTGGCAGTCCAACCAATCATTAGACCCATCATGAGAAATAAAATAGTCAGAAATGAACCAAATACTAAACTAGTTGCTAACATTTTTCTTACTCCGGGATGTCTTGATGGAAAACTCAAAGTGAATATTTACTTTCCATCTCAGAAAGCAAACCATCTTTTCAAACATAATGTGAAATGGTCCTGTTTGCTTTCTCTTACCTCCATTGAGCAAGAATTCAATACCACGATTTATGTGGTCTTCATTTTTATTTATGTTAAGACTTGATGACTTGTTGTTCTCTGAGGAATTTGATTGTGTCAATACATCCTCCTAATTTTTTATCGTCACATACTACTTGCGGAAAAGTAGAACCCCTACCAAATTTAGCATAAAAATCTTCTGGTGTAAAGTCCTCACCAAGATTATAAGATACGAACTGTGTTCCTGTCAACTCTAGTACTTGTTTAATCTTGTAGCAGTGAGGACAATTATCTTTTGTGTAAACTTTAAAATTCATATAATTATAAAATAATATTACTAATCTGTCAAATTAAAGGGCACGAATTGTGTGTTTTCAATAATGACTAATATATTTTGCCATTTTTTGCAAAATAACTTCCAAATATTTATATTATATCACCATTAATAATCATCATGTTTAATTTAGAATTTTTATAAAACTCTCGTGCATCCTCTTCGGTTTCTAATATAGGTTGACCGTTCCCATTTAAACTTGTATTCAGTAGAACAGGAACACCAGTTAATTCTCCAAATGCTTTGATAATATTGTAGTAGTGCTTATTAGATTTCTCTGTGACTGTCTGAAATCTAGCAGATCCATCAATATGAGTTATAGATGGAACTTTTTCTGGTTGCTTCACCTGTGCAGTATAAAGCATATAAGGACTAGGTATAGGAAAGTCGAACCAATCTTGATAGCATTCCTCTAATACAACAGGAGCAAAAGGACGGAACCATTCTCTATTCTTCACGACATGATTGATGATATCACGATTATGAAAGTTTCTTGGATCTGCAAGAATAGAACGATTACCTAGTGCTCTTGGACCAAACTCGGATTTTCCCTGAAACCAACCAATGATTTTACCATCGGCAATTTGTCTTGCTATGTAATTATAGTCCGGTGTTTGGCTTGGATAATCTCTTCCGGTATAACAGATGTCTTGTGATTCATAATCATACCTTGCATCTCCAAGAATATGATGAGCAACATAAAGTGCAGAACCTACTGCCGTTCCATCATCACCACATGCCGGAAAGTGATGAAACTGTTTAAATTTAGATTTTCTTACGACCTCTGAGTTGGCATTACAATTTAAAAATGATCCTCCAGAAAGGCAAAGGTTATCAGAGTTCTGATCTATATCATTTAAGACACTCAATACTTTATTCTCAAACAAATTCTGAACAGATGCTGCCACATTCATCTTATGTTTGATATCATCAGTATAAGATTGATAATCAAAATCAAATGGTGTCCCATATGATGAGAGACCCATTGTTGTTCCTGCCTTATGAAGTGCAGGTCCGAGTCCTAACTTCTCTGTTACTTCACCATATAATACTCCGACCATTTCACCGGGACAATATTTGGCAAAAAGTTTATTCCCTTTACCATATGCCACCAAAGAGTTTGCTTCCAACTTCCCCATACTACAATCCATACTAAAACAATGTGCTTCATTAAATGAACTAGTGTAATATGCAGAGGCACAATGTGCCAGATGATGGGAAATAATATAACACTTAATTTCTCTACCTTGAATAATAAAATTATCTAAAAGATATTCATTGCCAAAAAATTCTTGCTTAAAATCATTAGTGGCAATACAATCAATGTCATCGACTGTTAAACCACAAGAGTCCAAAGCATAATTTATAACCTCATCAGTAAATCCTTGTTGTTTTTTAACACCAGTAATTCTTTCTGTTGCAATGGCAAACTCCAACTTACCATTCTTAAGAAGACAAACAGATCCATCATGTCCGAATTGCACTCCCAAAATATTTGCCATAAAAATAAAATAAAAATTTTAAATTTCTATTATTGTAGAATAATTTTGTTAATCTGTCAAATTAAAGGGCACGAATTGCAGTTGTTGCTTCAGTCATTTTTGTTTCTGCTTCTGCTTTTTTTGTAGAAGCAGTATCAGTATCACCAGATTCTTTGGCAGTTCTTGCCTCACCATAAAGTGTTAATGCCGCAGAGTATGGTGTCCAAACAGTATTATACTCTTCTTCAGTCAAAACTTGAACACTATTCTTACCACATTCTTGGGTTATGGTAGAGACAGTAGTTGAATCTGGAAGTTCTGCAAGACATACATCAACTCCATCAGAATCAGTTAACCAAACTTTAACGTCAAGTCCACTATATTCTTTTGTAGGATGTCTTTTATATTTTGGATTTGATGATGTTTCACAACAAAAAGTATTCTGATCATCATCAACATAATAGTGCTTTATGTATTTCATTTTTATTCTCTAAAATTTTTAATTATTTATCATTATACCATACTTCTGAGATAGTTCTTGATTTTGTTGCTCCATTGTAGGAAACCCTTTTGCGGTAGCCCAACAAACTATACTATATCTCTGTCCTTTAGTAACTGGTTCAACACCATGTCTGTAATGGTGGTTTGATGGAAAACAAACTAACATTCCAGGTTCAGGTCTTACTCTAACTTTAAGGTCTGGAAAGATAAAATCTCCACCCTCATAATCATCATTGAGATATAAGACCATTGACAGATCACGGTCGGTAGATTTTTTCCATATCAACTCATTATTCGGTGTTCGCCATAATGACTCACCATCAATATGTGGACAGTAGTGACCACCAATACCATAAGAAAGGATCTGCGGAACTTCACTTTCAAGTATCTCAATACCATAAAATGGATTGATAACTTCTTTTACTGTGTCCTTTAGAAGGTCTACAATTTTTGGGAATATTGGACCTGCCTCAACATGTTGGGTATCACGAACCTCTTTATTTACAATCCATTCTTTACTACCAGTCTCATTTGACTTATGTGGATCAAATACTGAAAGATCTGTTTTATTTGTTCTTTCAATATGTTCTCGCATTTCCCTCAGACCATAATCATTAATGACATTTGGACGGATTAAAATATAAGATAAAGGGTTTTCAATCATATCAAAGGTTTTCTTTATTATAGCACTAATTATACGATAACAGGGAAAGGAGTAGGTGGATTGGCAGGAAGACCATTTGCTCTTGCACTTGATGCGGCAATACCATCTCGTGCCACACTTAATGCTGCACCAGGAACTGCTGCTGTCGTATCAGATGCATAAGTGACCTTATCCATTATTGCTGTTCGGGATGGAAAAGGGCGGCCACCACCAAAGTAACCATGTGTTGAGTTTCCTGTTGCGGCAAGTTTATATCGTGCCGCAGTTAAGTTCGCACTAGGAACTGCTGCTGTCGTATCAGATGCATAAGTGACCTTATCCATTGTTGTTTTTGCTGGCATATTTCCACCACCACCAAAGTAACCATGAGTAGAGTTTCCTGTTGCGGCAGCCCATCTACGTGCCAGACTTAAGTTTGCTCCAGGAACAGCAGCAGTTGTATCAGACGCATAAGTAACCTTATCCATTGTTGCTGCAATTGAAGATGGATAACCACCACCAAAGTAACCATGAGTTGAGTTTCCTGTTGCGGCAACACCATATCGTGCCGCACTTAATGCTGCACCAGGAACTGCTGCTGTCGTATCAGATGCATAAGTGACCTTATCCATTATTGTTGTAGTAGGATCACCACCACCACCAAAGTAACCATGTGTTGAGTTACCTGTTGCGGCAAGATTATAACGTGTCACACTTAATGCTGCACCAGGAACTGCTGCTGTCGTATCAGATGCATAAGTAACCTTATCCATTGTTGCTTTTGCAGGATAAGCACCACCACCAAAGTAACCATGAGTTGAGTTTCCTGTAGCAGCAAGAGAATTACGTGCCAGACTTAAGTTTGCACTAGGAACTGCTGCTGTTGTATCAGATGCATAAGTGACCTTATCCATTATTGCTGTTCGGGATGGACCAATATAACCACCACCAAAGTAACCAGTGTTTGGTGCTGGTCCTGGAATATTAAATGTTTGAGATGTTGGTGTTGCTGCTGGTTGTTCTTGAAAAGGAAGACCATTTGCTCTGGCACTTGATGCGGCAAGAGCATTTCGTCCCACACTTAAGTTTGCACCAGGAACTGCTGCTGTTGTATCAGACGCATAAGTAACCTTATCCATTGTTGATCTTCCAGTATCACTTACCTCACCACCACCAAAGTAACCATGTGTTGAGTTACCTGTTGCGGCATGATATCTACGTGTCGAACTTAATGCTGCACCAGGAACAGCAGCAGTTGTATCAGATGCATAAGTAACCTTATCCATTGTTGAACGTTCAATATCACTTACATCACCACCACCAAAGTAACCATGAGTTGAGTTTCCTGTTGCGGCAAGATAAGAACGTGCCGCACTTAATGCTGCACCAGGAACTGCTGCTGTCGTATCAGATGCATAAGTGACCTTATCCATTGTTGATCTTGGACCAGGAAAACCACCACCAAAGTAACCATGAGTTGAGTTTCCTGTTGCGGCAAGACCATTTCGTGCCACACTTAAATTTCCACTAGAAGGAACTGCTGCTGTCGTATCAGATGCATAAGTGACCTTATCCATTGATGAACTGCCATTATCACTTACAGCACCACCACCAAAGTAACCATGAGTTGAGTTTCCTGTTGCGGCATGATATCTACGTGTCGAACTTAAGTTTGCACCAGGAACTGCTGCTGTCGTATCAGATGCATAAGTGACCTTATCCATTGTTGAACGTTCATTATCACTTACCTCACCACCACCAAAGTAACCATGTGTTGAGTTTCCTGTTGCAGCAAGACCATGACGTGACAAACTTAAGTTTGCTCCAGGAACTGCTGCTGTCGTATCAGATGCATAAGTAACCTTATCCATTGTTGAACGTTCAATATCACTTACCTCACCACCACCAAAGTAACCAGTGTTTGGTGTGTTTGCTGCTCCATCTGAAAATCTTATCGCAGGGGAACTTGGTGCAGAATTTAAAAATGGGGAAGTTGGTAATCCATTTGCCCTTGCACTTGATGCGGCATGATATCTACGTGTCGAACTTAATGCTGCACCAGGAACAGCAGCAGTTGTATCAGATGCATAAGTGACCTTATCCATTGTTGAACGTTCATTATCAGTTACATCACCACCACCAAAATAACCATGTGTTGAGTTTCCTGTTGCGGCAAGAAAACTACGTGCCAGACTTAAGTTTGCTCCAGGAACTGCTGCTGTCGTATCAGACGTATAAGTAACCTTATCCATTATTGATCTTGGACCAGGAAAACCACCACCAAAGTAACCATGAGTAGAGTTTCCTGTTGCAGCAAGACCCCATCGTGCCAAACTTAATGCTGCACCAGGAACTGCTGCTGTCGTATCATTTGAATAAGTAACCTTATCCATTGATGAACTGTCATTATCACTTACATCACCACCACCAAAATAACCATGTGTTGAGTTTCCTGTTGCAGCAAGACCATATCGTGCCACACTTAAGTTTGCACCAGGAACTGCTGCTGTCGTATCAGACGCATAAGTAACCTTATCCATTATTGTTGTAGTAGGATCACCACCACCAAAGTAACCATGAGTTGAGTTTCCTGTTGCGGCATGATATCTACGTGTCGAACTTAATGCTGCACCAGGAACTGCTGCTGTCGTATCAGACGCATAAGTAACCTTATCCATTGTTGATCTTCCAGTATCACTTACCTCACCACCACCAAAGTAACCATGAGTTGAGTTTCCTGTTGCGGCAAGACCATTTCGTGCCACACTTAAATTTCCACTAGAAGGAACTGCTGCTGTCGTATCAGACGCATAAGTGACCTTATCCATTGATGAACTGTCATTATCACTTACCTCACCACCACCAAAGTATCCGGTATCAGGTGGCGGTGCTATAAAAGGAGACGGACTTATCCAAACTTCATCCAATGGAATCCATTTATTTTTTTTCTTTAAAAGTAAAATATTTTTTAATCTAAAAGTTCCTCGTGTATCAGCCATTTTTTATAATTACTTTCTGATATCTAATAATATTATTTAGAGTATATGAGTGCCATCTATTTCCCCTGAACAATACCATTCTATTATATTTTGCAGGAATACATCCATATTCTTTCCACAATTTCATATCAGAAGAAAATACTTTAGTTATTTGTTTTTCATCAATTTGATATTTTACAATTTCTTCTTTTGTTGGAAATGTTTCTAGACATGTTGAAAGATGAGAATAAAAACGAATTCCCATTTCACCAAATGCTTCTAATGGCAAAGTCATATAAATCACTGCAATCCAATCACACTCTAAATGTGCCAGTACACCAGATGATTTTACGTTTTCAATTGACGCATCAACTATTTTAATAGGATGCCCCAAAATCTGTGTTATTTTGCCAATTGTTTCATCAGTAATAAGGCATTTCCCTTCATCAAAACCTATATGATACTGATGAGGAATATCATAAAAGTCATCAACTACAATGATTTGAGAATTCATTCTTCCTTAAATCCTTGCCCCGAAATAGATTTCTTTTCTTCTGCCGGTTTAATTGCAGCACCATAACCTAGATCAGTTCCAGTCAGTTTCTCGTATCCCTTCATTACTTTTGACTGAAGATCTCCAATAAACTCCATACGTCCTCTTGGATCCATTAACTTATCCATTGGTAAATAACCTTCTTTGAAGTTATTTCTTGGGTCAACCATTGCAGGAGCAGAAGCACGACGCATTGCCTGAAGATTTGCTCCGGAGATACCAGTCTGTGCTGCCATTAGGTCATCAAGTGCTTGTTCTGCAAGACGAGTATCCCAATACTCTTGATTTTCTTCAAGGAATTGCTCTCTTGTAGGTGGTGTTCCTCCATTTTGACTCACAAGTTTATCAAGCATTTTATCAAGGTGCTGCATCTGATGAAGACGATCACGGATTTCCATCTCACTCGACTTAAGATAGTGAGTTAATTCAAGTTCATCTAGATCATGCCAGCATAGTTTCTTTCTTCCTCCATCAGATCCTTCATCACCCCACATGAATGGTTGTGTCTTATCTTCCTTATCTGCCCACTTATAATCAAACTCACGAACTTTTTCTTTCATCTCAATGAGTTTATACATATATCCCGTTGCCATAATACGACGTTCCTTGAGAATATGCTCAAAAGAAACTGAGATATTATGTGTATTCAGTCCAATAAACTTTTCAAGTTGGAAGTTTGTTCTTCCTTGTGCCATTTCCTTATCACTTTCTTCCCACCTTAAAACATTTGAAAATGCTTGCGTAAGATACTCATCATCAGTAACTGCTTGATGAGAATCAATTGGGGTATAAGTCAATTCAGAAGAGTTTTCAGTAGTCATAGTTTGATTTGTTATTTGTGAAATTAGCAGTTTCCATTGCTTTGCAATGGTTTCCCAATTATATTTTTCAGTAACATAATTAGATATTATTTTTGAGATTTTATGATAATAATTTTGGTCCTGATCGTAATAGTTCAGTGCCTCACAACATGTCTCCATAAATTTATTTATGAAGTCATCAGTAATCTTAAATCCTTTCGATGTTGGTTCTCCATCAATAGGAACTACACTTGCATTTTTTTCTCCTGCAACCTCAGATAGTGCTCCAATATCAGTGATGATTGGATATGCACCACACTTCATTGCTTCTACCATTGAAACACAGAATGTTTCTTCCCAAGTGCAAGGATGAATAAAGAATGCAGACTCTTGATAGTGCTTTACTAATTCTTCACGATCAATTGCCTCCGAATACTCAACATTCGACATCTTTTTGAGGTGATCATAGAGATTTAAAAACTGATCAGGTCCTGGACCGTACAAAGACATTGATGAAAATATCTTAAACTTCACATCAGGATGTCTTTGAGTAATCAATGGTATTACTCTTGATAATACTTCCAGACCCTTATAAGGTATAGAAGTATAAATCATTGTTTTTGTTTTCTGATTAGAATAAGAAAATATATCTGCAACACCATTAGGTATTACAGTAATCTTATCTTCAGGAACATTATGATACTTAATAAATTGATCTTTATTCCATTGTGATGGAGAAACAATATAATTTACAATATTATGATCAAAATCTAAAAATAATTGTTGGTCATAAGCATGGTGGGCCCATAATATTTTATATTCATGAGTTGATTTCTTTATCTCTTGTGGAATATGAGAAACAAAAACATTTTCTGGAAATTTATAATGTTCTTGCAAATAAGTATAAGATGTTTCAGTTGCTCCAGATTTCATAATACTATCCTTGATAAATGTGATAACCAGTGTGATTGAGTTTGATACTTGTATCTAACCAAACATCATAACCAACTTGTGATGCCCTATGAAAAAAACTTTTATCCTCTGATGCAAAACTGTTTTTTGTTTTATGTTCAGCAAAATAATGATATGAGTTATTCATTTCTGCCTGAGTATGTGGAGTATCGGAATGATAATCTGATGGAATATACTTCAGTCCTGGATATTGTCTTGCAATATCTATAAACACTTGACGATGGATCATAACAAATCCCATCCCATTCCCATTAATTTTAAGAAGATCGCCGTGTCTTTGTTCTGGTTGTATAACATCAACACAATATCGTTCAGGTATAATCTTCATTGGATAAGCACCAGAAACAATAGGTAATTGATATGATAATAATTTTACCACATCTTCTGGATTAAACCCAATATCACTGTCCAAAAAGAACAAATAATCATGTTCCGTATTATTGATAAAGAAATTTGCAATCTTTGATCGTGCTTGTGTAATCAAAGAAGAGTTTGTTAGAGTTAATAATCCATGATGAATATTATTTCTTACAAAACTTTTTCCTAGATTAAATAATCCAAGTGTTGTTTTTTCACTTACAATACCTCCGGCACAGGGAAGTCCAATCATTAAAGACATATAATTTTTTCTTTTATTATAGCACTACTTATACAATAACAGGGGAAGGGGTGGTGGTAGGAAGACCATTTGCTCTTGCACTTGTTGCGGCAAGACTATAACGTCCCACACTTAATGCTGCACCAGGAACTGCTGCTGTCGTATCAGATGCATAAGTGACCTTATCCATTGTTGTTACTGGACCAGGATAACCACCACCAAAGTAACCATGAGTTGAGTTTCCTGTTGCGGCAGCACCATATCGTGCCGCACTTAATGCTGCACCAGGAACTGCTGCTGTCGTATCAGATGCATAAGTAACCTTATCCATTGTTGTTACTGGACCAGGTTCACCACCACCAAAGTAACCATGAGTTGAGTTTCCTGTTGCGGCAAGATAAGAACGTGCCGCACTTAATGCTGCACCAGGAACTGCTGCTGTCGTATCAGATGCATAAGTGACCTTATCCATTGTTGATCTTGAACCAGGATAACCACCACCAAAGTAACCATGAGTTGAGTTTCCTGTTGCAGCAAGACCATATCTTGCCACACTTAATGCTGCACCAGGAACTGCTGCTGTCGTATCAGATGCATAAGTGACCTTATCCATTGTTGATTTTGGACCAGGATCACCACCACCAAAGTAACCATGAGTTGAGTTTCCTGTTGCAGCAAGATAAGAACGTGCCGCACTTAATGCTGCACCAGGAACTGCTGCTGTCGTATCAGACGTATAAGTGACCTTATCCATTGTTGATATTGACGGAAAACCACCACCAAAGTAACCATGTGTTGAGTTTCCTGTTGCAGCAAGACGTTCTCGTGCCGCACTTAATGCTGCACCAGGAACTGCTGCTGTCGTATCAGATGCATAAGTGACCTTATCCATTGTTGATCTTGGACCAGGATAACCACCACCAAAATAACCAGTGTTTGGTGTTGGTGGACCATCAGATATTTGAGGAGTTGGTGTTGGGAAAGGTTGTGGCAATGCATTTGCTCTGGAACTTGTTGCGGCGTTCTTCTGTTTAGAAACACTCAAATTAGCACCCGATGGAAGTGGTGATATCGTATCTGTAGAATAATTGAGTTTATCCAAAGATGAGGAAGTTAGACCAGGTCGAAAGTATCCATTTTCACTATTACCAGTAGCACCTGCCCATATAGTATTGGAACTTAAATTTACTCCAGGTAAAAAAGCAGTCGTCTCTGTAGAATAAGTAAGTTTATCAAAAGATGAGTACTCAACATACCCTCCAGCAAAATAACCCTGAGTATTATTTCCTGCTGCTGACCTTGCTCTAGCTGCAGAAGTAGAATTTGCACCAGGAACTGCAGCAATAGTATCAGTAGAATATGTAACTTTTTCTGCTGTTGATACGTCACCCACTCCCTGTTGATCACCAGAAATAAAATACCCGCCTATAGTATTTCCAGTAGATGCCATTTGATATCTTGCTGCAGATAAGTTTACGCCAGGAACAGGAGCAATACTATCTGAAGAATATATGATTTTTTCTAGTTGAGTATAATAAGTCCCACTGCCGGATCTACCTCCGGTGAAATAAGTTGCTGTTATGTTTCCTACAGCAGAAGGAAAATATCGTGCTGCACTTAATGCTGCACCAGGAACAGCAACAGTGGTATCAGACGTATAAGTGACCTTATCCATTGTTGATAGTAGACCAGGACCACCACCACCACCACCAAAATAACCTGCTGCTGATCCTCCTGCTGCAGCAAGACCATACCTTGTCCCAGTTAAGTTTGCACCAGGAACTGCTGTTGTCGTATCAGATGAATAAGCAATCTTATCCATTGTTGATGTTGGACTAGGAGTACGACCACCACCAAAGTAACCAGTATTATAAGACACCAGATTATCATTAAACCTCAATGATTCACTATCATCTTGAGAATTTACCCATACCTCCTGTAAATCTACCCATCTATCAAGAGGAACTCTATCTTCTATAATTTTTCTTAAAGTAAAAACTCCTCTGTTGTCTGTCATATCTAATAATACCTATGATTAGTATATTTCCAATACTCTAAATTACTATACTTATTTAGAATATCAGCACTTAAAATATCTTGTGGTTTTTTTGATTTTTTTTCTAACTTTTTACGAACATGATGCATATCTTTAAGATACCATTGATCATCAATCTCACGATGCGTATTTTCAATATGTTCAAAGTCATGAGAATAATAATTAAGTTCTAAAAACTCATAAATTTTTTTCATTGTTTCTTCTGGTCTTTCTGTTAAATCATCATACTCTACCATATGCAAATGCTTTTTATCATCACCTCGAATAAATGCCTGTGATTGTGCCCATAATGCCTGCTCAACAATTCCATCTTTACTCATTAGATAGTGACACCGATTATCATCATTAATTGATAACCCTTTCTCTATTAAATGTTGATCTATAAAAGATACTTGACCCGAATTTCTATGTATCATTGTAATAAAAGATGTCAATATCTCTGTGATATTTCTAACAGGGCAAATAATTTTTGGAGTTGGTGTAATAAAAGTTTTGAGCATTTGGATATTATTACTCCATGCCCGACAATGATCGATGATAAATGGTTTTTCTACATCATCATAATAGTCTTCAAGGATACTTGAGATGACTTTATGTGCTGATTTTGGTTTTGGATATCCAAGATACTGCTCACTGTCTTGAAAGTATGTATTGGTATAATGAGTGAGTTCTAATACGGGACTGACTGGTTCTGTATGAAGTTCTGAATTTTGATTCAAAATACTCTTTAGTAATGTACTTCCTGATCGTGGAAGTCCCGCCATAAAATAATAAGTTTTATTCATACTCACCAAGTTGTAGGATTAAAAAAGAATAACTGAACCATTCTACCATTCTCTAATGTATTTCCAAAGTTATAATTATGAGAGTGCCATAAATCTGCTCTGAATATTACAATACGATTATACTTCATTGGTGAAAGTAAATATCGAGTCCATTTAGATCTATCCAAACCTTCCCCATATACTGTAGTATACCATGCTTCTTTTGCAGAAGAGTATCCATAATACTTTGCTTGCTCATCAGTTTGAGGACAACGTTCCATCTTAGTCTTATTGTGCATCCAGAATGATGTTCCTCCCTCATCAATACATTGTTCTGGAGTATTCAGATAACATACAGCACCAAATTCCCACGAAGGATCGACATGAACATCCTGCTGAAAAGTATCAGACTCTAATGATAATCGAAAATATCCATTCGGTTTTGCTGGAGTTAATTTTCGATTGAGAATTGACTCAAATTTATCGTGAAGTTCTGGAGGGTAATAATCATCATTAGAATTTTTTCCTGGATATGTATATCCCTCTGTCGGTTTCGGATATGATGAGTTCAGAGCAATCTGACGAATCTTATCTGGATTAGAATAAAAATTATCAATAATTATAATACTACGTTTCATATCAAAAGTTTTCTTTTATTATAGCACTACTTATACAATATTATTAAGTGGTATATTTGCTGGAGATGATGGAGCACCATTTGCTCTGGCGCTTGATGCGGCCACTGAATGTCGTTCCGAACTTAAACTTCCACTAGCAGGAAGTGTTGATCTAGTGTCAGACGCATAAGATATCTTATCCATTGTTGATTTATCGCTAGGAGATCCACCCCCAAAGTAACCTGCTGTTAAGTTTCCTGTTGCGGCAAGTTGTTGACGTGACCCACTTAAACTTCCACTAGCAGGAAGTGTTGATCTAGTGTCAGACGCATAAGATAACTTATCCATTGTTGATAGTGAACCAGGATTACCACCACCGAAATAACCTGCTGTTGAGTTACCTGTTGCGGCAAGGCGTCGGCGTGACCCACTTAAACTTCCACTAGCAGGAAGTGTTGATCTAGTGTCGTTTGAATAAGATAACTTATCCATTGTTGATAGTGGACCAGGATTACCACCACCAAAATAACCTGCTGTTGAGTTTCCTGTTGCGGCAAGTTGATTTCGTGCCACACTCAAACTTCCACTAGCAGGAAGTGTTGATATAGTATCACCAGCATAAGATAACTTATCCATTGTTGTTTTTGGTCCAGGACTACCACCACCAAAATAACCTGCTGTTAAGTTTCCTGTTGCGGCAAGTGTTTGACGTGCCACACTTAATGCTGCACCAGGGACTGCTGCAGTGGTATCTGATAAATAAGATAACTTATCCATTGTTGATGTTGTACTAGGAGTACCACCACCAAAGTAACCATTTGCTAAGTTTCCTGTAGCAGCAAGACCATATCGTCCATCACTTAATGCTGCACCAGGAACTACTGCTGTCGTATCAGATGCATAAGATAACTTATCCATTGTTGTTACAAAATTATCACTTTCATCACCACCACCAAAGTAACCAGTGTTTGGTGGCACTCCTATACCATTAGCAGTAGTAGATGTTGGAGTTGGATCTGGAGGATTTCTTAAAGAATCACCAGCAAACAATGAACTTACTGCACCCATGTCTCTACGTGTCTGACTTAAACTTCCACTAGCAGGAAGTGTTGATCTAGTGTCATCAGCATAAGATAACTTATCCATTGTTGTTGTAGTTCCACCACCAGCAAAATAACCTGCTGTAGAGTTTCCTGTTGCGGCAAGACTATTACGTGCTGAACTTAAACTTCCACTAGCAGGAAGTGTTGATCTAGTGTCATCAGAATAAGATAACTTATCCATCGTTGTTACATTACTTGGTCCATTATCACCTCCTCCAAAATAACCTGCTGTCTGGTTTCCTGTTGCGGCAAGTCTATATCGTCCCGCACTTAAACTTCCACTAGCAGGAAGTGTTGATCTAGTGTCATCAGAATAAGATAACTTATCCATTGTTGTTAAACCATTAGGTGCCGGATTAGGAAGTCTACCTCCACCAAAGTAACCTGCTGTTGAGTTTCCTGTTGCGGCATGACCATATCGTACCGCACTTAAACTTCCACTAGCAGGAAGTGTTGATATAGTGTCATCAGCATAAGATAACTTATCCATTGTCGAATAATTAGATCCACTTCCTCCTTCAGGAAATCCAGTAGTCCCACCACCAAAGTAACCTGTTGTTTTGTTTCCAGTTGCAGCAAGAAAACGACGTGAAACACTTAATGGTGAACCAGGAAGTAATGATGTTGTTTCATTTTTATAATTTAATCTTTCAACTGTTGATTTATGTCCAGGACTTCCACCAGCAAAGTAACCTGCTGCAGAGTTTCCTGTTGCAGCAATACGGTAACGTGCCTCACTTAAGTTTGCACCAGGAATTCTTACTGTCGTATCAGTTGAATATTCAATTCTATCAACTATATTTGTTTCATTACCACTATCCGAATCGAATCCACCACCAAAATAAGCATTATTATATGTTTCTTCTTCTCCATCACTAAATTTAATTTCGGGGAGACTTGGTGATCTATCAATCCATACCTCCTGCAAATTTACCCATTCATCATATAATTCTAGATCAATAAGATCATTTAGTCCAAAAATTCCTCTTGTTTCACTCATAATTATTTACCTTAAGATGTTATTTTTTTGCCAGAAATTTGAATATCTATACATTCAGTTTCATCAACTTGAACTTCTATAACATCATTAGTATTCAATCTCTTTGGTGTTTCTAAAATTTCAATTGATGCATATTTTGGAACAATTAAATTATCAATCAAATAAGTTGTTCGTATTCCATTATTAATAGCAATCGAAATTGGTTTTCCTCCAACATCTGTTCTATTTGCCAATCGAATTGATTGAACAACACTTGGATATGTTGATGATGTATAGATTCCAGTATTCGTTGTTACTGCAATACCAACTGTTCCAATTCCAACTCCAAAATAATCACTACTAGTTTCTTCCTTATATGTAATGTAAACATCTATAATATCATCGGCACCATTGCGATCAAAATCAGTAGATCTAATAGTAATTCTATCCGAAGGGTTCAATATTTGTGGTTGTTTTAATACCTCAATCGAAAGTCCTGTCGGAACAGGAATATTATAAGCAAAGTAACTTCTTTCACCACCACTAAAATCAAATGCTCCAATAAAGTTAACTTCGGTATTTCCTGTTGCTACATTTGATGCATTAATAGAGTAAATCGTATATTGTTTTCCTGCTGTTGATGGTAATGTTAATGCGGTTATCCCAATTCCAGTAGCAGCAAGAGAAATAGAACTTGTAACTCCAGTATTAAATTGATAAGTATCCCCACCTCCACCACCAGAAGAAGTTATTGTAGCAATACTACCACTTGCAGTTGCTGTTACATTAGAACTAAAATTAATAGTAGTAATTGCCGTTCCAACAGGTGATCCATTATTTTCAATAGTAACTCCGTTAGTACCACCACCAGAAATAGCAACATTAGAAATACCAGTAATTCTACCATTAGCATCTACTACAACCTGAGCAACATTTGATCCATCACCATAAGTAGCAGCAGAAGCACCGGTCGTTGCTGTTAGATTAGCAGCAGAACCATAGAATGATGTGGCAGTTACAACACCAGTAAATCTGCCATCACCAACAACGTGAATTTTAGAGGTTGGATTATCAGTTCCGATACCAACCAGACCAGCAGAAGTTATACGAAGTCTTTCTGCTCCAGCAGTCTCCACTGTAACTGTATCATCAGCAGGGAATCTAATTGCGGTGTTAGTGTCTCCAGTATGAACAATCTTATCTGCAATTGAGAAATCACCAGTTGCACCTGATGCATTTGATGCAGTTCCAGTTAGATTGCCAACAAAAGTCGTGGCAGTTACAATACCGGTTGTAAAAAGATTTACATCAGATGCGATACCTGCATTTA